TAATAGTAAGTACAGCTACGTTTTGTTCATAGAATACATTACCAATATAAGAACCATTAGTTAATGTGGATCCAATTGATGAAGCTACAGAGCTTCCACTGTAAAATAAATTATAATTTCCATCATCGTATATTTTAGCTGTGTATGTTGAACCACTACTAAAATATAATTCAAAAGTACTTGGTAAAATCTTTTCGCTTGTTAATGTTTTAGGTATGTTAACAACATAAATAACACTATCAGAAGCGGTTGGAAAGAATTTTACTGTATCTAAATTACCTGGATTGATGAACCCATTATAGTAAGATTGAGTACTTAAAGTACCATCATTATATGCTGTACCTTGTCTCTCAGTTAAATATAAATGAGATGATGTAGGTAAAAAGTTAGGATAATAGTTTAAATTAATTGAGTTATAAACTAAACGTTCATACTGTCCATTAGTGATAAATTCAGTATTTGGATTAAAAATAGATCCACTCTTATTTACCCCAATATTAACTACAATTCTATTATCAGCAAATGAGCCGGAATCTATATCCCAGCTTTTATTCGCTGTATATGGTACTACGAAAGTATCAGATACGTTAAACCTTTTGTAAATGTTTGCTGACATGGGCGTAACATTAGAAGTCTAATTTAACTCTTAATAATAATTCTTTAGTAAAATCTTTTACCAATGGTTTATTTAATTTAGCGATAGCTAATAAATCACCAGTATCATTATATAAACCAACACTTGTCATAAATGTTTGTGGGTTATAAATTAATGATGTATATAATAAATTACCATTAGAATCAATTACTGTTGGGTTTGATGTGTAATTAAATTCACTATTTTTAACACGAGTAAAGAAATAACGAGATGAAATTGTTTCTGAACTCTGTAGATTAAATACTGATTGAGTAACAGCAGATGAAGAAATCATCTGGAATATCATTCTATTATTTATAGATCCAGAAGTTGGGTTTGCTGCAAAGTAAGCAGCTGCTTGAGATGAACTAAATTCATTAAATATAGCTCCTACCCCACCTAAAGCACCAGCTGGTAAAGCTAAAGCTCTTGGGTTTAAGATAATTAATCCTTCATCAGGAATAATCATACCATAAGAACCACTAACTGTATAGTTAGAAGAAGATGGAACAGTTGTTTGAGTATTTGGGTTATAAGAACCACTTAATAACTGATAAACACGAGATGTTCCAATATATGTTGAAGTTGTTGCTACTGTAGAATCATCTACTAAACCAATTGATACTGGTGAGCTACCACTTGTAATACGTAAGAAGAAAGAACCAGGATTAAATGACTCTTTAAAGCGAGATCTAGCTATAGATATAACAATAATATCTCTTGATCCAGATGAAGAATTTGAACCAAAAGTAAATGATGAATTTTCATCACCAAAGATTAATGATCTATATTGACCATAGATATCTCTTGTTGGGGTTTTATCTGGTACTAAAGGATTAAAGTAAGCTGAACCTGAGCCTGCTATATGACCATAAGCTATTGAGAATTGAGTCTCAGCGCTCTGACTAGCTACTAGGTTAATGTTATCTTTAAATACATTAAGATAAAATCTACCTTGAGCGGATGTTGATTCTTGTAATGACCAACTAAAGAAAGTGGTCAACTGAGTAGTGTTTTCACTCCACATAGGGGATACAAGAACGTCTGAACTTAGTACCTGATCTTCAGGTTGGTATGCTCCAAAAGACATATGTTAATTAGGTTTTAATTAATGATAAAGGAATAGTAATTCTAGCTCCACTGTCTCTACCTGTAACAGTTATAGTAGTGGTTATTGAAGCACCTGCTAAAGCTGTTGTTGGGAATAAAACGTTTGTGGTAGTACCTATTAATGAAAAAGATGTACCAATTTGACTCTTAGATAAACTAGCACCACTTGAATTTGGTAATGGTTGAGTTAAATTTAATCCAGTTGTATCAATTCCAGCTCCAGTGAATGTACTTAATAATCTTGAGTCTCCCACAGTCATCATATAACCTGAAGGCTCAATTGTTGTTGTAGCCCCTAAGTAGTTTAACGTTTGTGGGGTGATATTAATAGCTGCTGCTTGGCGTAAACTAACAGCTGCTAAACCAAGATTCAATACAGGTAACTTAGAAGTACCACGAGGTAAAGTTACTAACTTATATTTCATTGACTGTGTTTCGTCAACAAAAGCTTCTAATAAAGGCATTGCTTCAATCGCTTCACCAAAGAAAGCGGAACCTGATGGGTGGTTTGGATTATATAGAGTATAATCAATTTCATCATCAGACAATGCAAATTGTGTAATTTGGAATGAACCATCATTACGCGCTAACAATTCACGGCCCTTCTTTGTTAAGACCGCATCTATTGTTACATACTGGTTATTTAAATACGCCATTTTAACTATGTTGTTTTATATAAATATATTAATGTGTTAAATTTGTTACTAAATTAGCTTCCTAAGGTTAAAATAGTACTAAATATCTTACTCTTAAGTTCACTAACAATATTAGCTATATTATCATCTATTTCTAGTTTTAAATTATTTTTCTTAATAATCCCACCAGAAGTTGGACCTATAGCTTTAGTATGCTCAACTATAATATTAGTTTCATCAGGTATTTTTTTAGAAAATACATAACGTTCAATTCTACCAAATGTGGTAGATGAAGTAACAGCTGAATTTACTTGTTTATCAACTTTAAATGTTAATGGACTAGTAGCAGTAGGAAGTGATACTTCAAGAATTGTATATTCATTAACTGGTTTAAATGTATAAGTAGGGTGTGCTGAACCTGTGTTATCAAATCTCACAATATCTCCAGGTGTCAATGTAAATGGAAGTTCTGGGATAACAAACTTATTATAAACATTATTTAATTTATCTATTTCAGTTGGTGTGGATGGATTTGAAATACTACTGCCTGAAAAATAAAGTACATCATTATAATAGGCCGCCATCTGTGCTGAGCATGATACAATATTGGTTGGTTGATAACCAGTAACTGTAGATTCAGAATGAACTGTTAGCCAAGAGTTTTGATCTCTATCTGAAAAAGCAAATCCTGTTGCTATACCAGATGATGGTTTAACACTATATGTGATAATAGGAGGTGTTCCTCCATTAACATTTCCTATATTTGACCCACAATCAACTCTCCAACTAACTGAATTAGTGCCTGCTCTCATTGTAGCAAAAACAGGAATAACGCCATAATAAAAGGCATAGTAACCAGACAAATAAGCATAATTGATTCTTGGGTCAGGATTTGTTAATCCATTACCAGTAGATGTAGGTGTCATTTTTACATAAAATACAACATCAACATCATATGGTAAAACTCCACCTCCTGTATATAAAAGTGTTCCTTCAAGAATAGTTTCTCTATATAGGTAATGTGTCACTAATCTCTCAGTAACATTACTTGTAAAGTTAGCTCTATTTAAAGCAGGTACACTACTTATTCCTGATGGAACATAATAAGCCTGAGTTACTCCAGGAGCTATTCTCCATAATGTAGGAACATATTTGTATCCACTATCAAATATTTCTTTATTACCATCTAGAGATTTCTGATTAGATGGATTTTGGTTATCAAATAATGAGATATTAGCTATACCAGGCTCATCATAAATTTCACTTGGTTTAAATATGTTTTGTACTTGATATAAATTCCAAAGTTCTTTATTTGTAACAATATTATAATTACGTTGAGTTAATTCAGTTAATGATCCTGAAGCGTCAATTAAATATTTAATATACATGTTTGTTCTCTCAGGCATAGCTATTAAGAATGATCCTGTAGCTACCGCTTCAGAGAAGAAAGCAAATTGAATTGTGTTTTTATCAATTACAGCATTTCTACCATATGGGCCTAAACCAACACCCCATAAATCAAGATCATTATCCTCAAAGAAGTTATAGTTTGTACTATTAGTTTTAGAACCAATAAATCTTGGTCTAGCATGACGGGCATAAGTGTAAGTAAAATCTTGAATAGAACCACTAGTTAAAATTTGTAAAAATCTACTTCCACTAGTAATATATTCTGCTTTACGTCTGATGTTTGATTGTTCAACATTAGAGACATTATTCAATAATGGATTATAATCATAATTCCAAATTGATTCTGAATATGAACTTGTATTAGTTGGTCTATAAGAAGTAAATGGATTATATTGATCTACAAATGTATTAAGTGTTCCACTTGGGAAAACACCTGTAAAGAAGTCTCTAGCATCTGATGTCATAGACACAGGACCTAATTTACCTTCTATAGTATATCCATAAATTGATTGACTATAATTACCACCATTACTTCCTGAGATAAAAGCGGTATCAATAGATTGACTATATTCTAAGTTATAAATTTCAGGTTCAGGTCTATATACTACTGGTCTTTCAAGTAAGTGAGGTTTAATAACAATACCTGTAGATAAATTAGTTCTAGCAGGTGTAAAGTCTTTAAGTGTTCTAAATAATGAGTTATGGAAAAACTCAATTAAACGAATAAAGTCTTTATAGTTGTATTTATTTACAAATTTCTTAAAGAACTCAGATTGTAATGGTTGTAAAAATTGATATGAACCTGTAGCAGGATTACCAATAATATCATCCATATTATAAGATGAACCGAATGTAGCTATAATAGCTCTGTCAATTTCATCTTGTGGAGATAAACTAGCATCAAGTATATGAATATCCTTAGTTAAAGGAATTGTAGGTTGTATTTCAATACTCTTATTTGGTAATAATAAATTACCATAAGTACTTCCACTGTATATTCTTACTTTATCAGTTACTGGGTTAGCATATCCTGAGTTAGCAACATCAGCATAATATGTTTCTGTAAATGATGTGTAGTTATTTTTATTTAAGAAGTTAGCAAATGTAGCTGTCCAAGATTGAATTGTTAAATCTGGAGCTACAGAAGTAACACTTGAAGTTAAGTTGTGATTATAAGTGTATAGGTTATTACCTAATGGCCATCTAGCTGTTAAATCAGAGAATGAAGAACTATAAGTATTACCTTCAATTGATTCAGGATTCAACACATGAGAGTCAAATACAGATTCAGATACATAGTTAGACCATAATCTTAATTCTTGTAATGAACCACTAAATGGATTAGATCCACCTCCAAATGTCATAGCACCTTCACGGTACCATAATATGTTGTCAGTAGTTGTAGTTAAACTAGCACTTGTTTTATGTCCTATTTCTCCCCAAACATTACTCTTAACAAAGAATTCATATGTTTGAGAAGTACTTGTTTGTCCTACTCTTAAATTAGGATTTCTTCTTTGTACTAATACAGTAAACCAATCAGTATCAGCATCAGAATCACTATTTGATCCTGTATAATAAACAGGTATAGTAGATGAAGTTACTGAATTTGAACCTAATTTAAATTGGAAATATCCAAACTGGCCTGTACTACCTGAGTATATTGAGTTATTAGATGCTGTTGGAGCATATAATAAATTAAATTGTACATCAGAACCACTATGAAATAATGATTGAGTAGTAAAGCTACTTGTTGGAAATGCTTTAAATCTAAATTCAACACCATTAGGTACTATGTCTGTGAAAGTTGTTCTCACAGCACTTTGTGAAGTGTAAGTCCAAGGTACACGTATAGTATTAGAACCACTAACATCTAAAGCATAAGTAAATCTATCAAATTCATACTCAAATGAAGATGTTACTTTATCTACACCACCATATTCAAGATAACTCATTACAGTACTAGGAACACCAAATATAGTGTTTAAGTATTGAATAAATCTATTTGTACCTTTAGCTTTAAGTAATAAAGGCAAGTTATGGTACATACGTTTGTATATACCTTTTTGTAAGTCTTGTCCTGATAATTGATAATTAGATGCACTAACTAAAGTATCATATGAACCTGTTATAGGCTTATAACTACCATCAGGGCTAATACCATAGAGATATTTAAATACATTTGTTCCATCTTCATCAGTATAAACATCAATACCCATTGATTGTAAAGCAAAGTATACTAAGTCTTTAGATATACCTTGATTTAGAGCATTTTTAGTTTTATATAAGTCTGAAAGTGCTTTAATATGAATCCAAACATCATCAAACATTTGACCCATTGAAGAGATAAACTTAAACAATGATTCATTGTCTGTATTTTCATTTACATAACCAGGTACAGCATAAAGCAAATAGTTCTGATTATTATCGTCATACAATGAAGCAGATTCAAAACTACTGCTATACCAAACTGCTGCTTGAGAAGAAGAAACAGAATAATTTACAAACGGTTTAACAGAGTTTTGTTTTGGCCAAGCATATGAACTTGAATTATAATATAAGTATTGCTCATATCCATCAAAACTTTGGATTGTACCATTTAAACTATTTTGATAGTTTACAGATTGAGTTACTGAAATTGGATCTACAAGTCCATTTAGTGAAGCACTAGCGGAAGTGAAAAATTCAATTCTGTTTAATTTATATTGGAATCCTTCTAATCTACGAGCTGCAGATGAGAAGTGAACAAAGTCTTCATAAGTAGCATAATCAACATTAATAGTAAAATTTGAAGCACTTAATTGACCAAGTAATTCTTGTAATGGACCAAATGATGCCTGTGAACTAGTAATTTGATTAAAGTTAAAATACGGTGTAGGACCTACTCTTAAATTATCTAAATCTAAATCAAAGTTAGGACCACGCAGAGTAGGAAATGTGACAGGTATAGGATCAACAGTCATTGAAACATCATACTCAATAGGATTTGATAAGAAATCAACTACTGATAATGAGTCATTTACCTGATAATTTACAGGTAATGGATCTAATAGTTTAACTAGTATTGTTGGTTGTCCTGTTAAAGCAGATGTAGCAACTCTAGTTACAGGATCAATTACTGTTGTAGTTGGACCTAAATCTAAAGCTACATTTACAAATGGTATAAACTTATTCTCACCAAAATTTAAATAGTATTCTTTAAAATAACCAGCACCTTGAATTTCATTTATAAAATTATAAGTCTGAGTTTGTATTTCTTCATTGGTTAGATTACCTGTTCTTAAGCGAATTTCCTTTCTACTTGGAGATATTTCTTTAATAAAAAAGGTCTCAGATGAACTAAAAACAATTTTTGGTCTTAAAACATTATAGACTGTTCTATATTTACCTGTTCTAACACCTAAATTTGTTAAATCTTTTCCTGGGTTGAATATCAATTCTTGTACAGCTAAAAAATTATTTGAAGCCGGTATGCCAGGAATATTATATCCTTTAAAGTTAGGTATTGAATATATTAATTTATTAGCTGGGTCAAAGACATGCATTTCAACATAGTCATCACTATTGAAGACAAAGTTTCTAGTCATGTCTTTGGTCAAAACTTGGCCTTCTAAAGATCCTGATAGGATATTATTATTGTTTAATATTCGTGTATATGTTGTAGCCATATTATGCTAAAGTTCCAAGGTTAGTTTGAGATAAAACAAGTATTTGATTTTTTAAATCAATATTTTCAGTTCTTAAAATTTCAATTTCACTTTGTAAATCATCTAATGATATACCAACTGCTTCTAAACTTCTACCAGCTAATTCAAGATGAGATTGAACTGAACCTGTAGGAGGAATTTGATAATATAAATTATCATATTCAATAAAAAATTGATCAACATTTAAATCAGGTTGTACATTAACATCATCAGGATTAGTAGTGACTGCTAATTCTGAAAAGCTAGTATCAACAACATTATTAAACTCATTTAAGTCATATATTGTTTTAGCTATACTAGTAGAATCAGGAATAATTAAATTTTCATCCATTACTCAACAGTTTGCATTACTTTAAAATAATAATCATCATCAAAAATATAAGTACCACCATCAATGATAGACTTAATTTGTATTTTATAATAACGATCTGGTTCTAAGCCATTCATATATAGTCTGAAGAAACTGCTTGTTCCATCAATACTTAATTTAGTGGCTACATCATCGAAATCAACTATTTTCAAGTTGGTATTTAAATCTATAATAGAATAGTAAGAAGATGTAGGTAAGCATTTATTATACTTATAAAGACTAGTTGTAGCATAAATACGTTGTGGGTATTTTTCTCTAGCATATACTCTAAACTTTACATATTCATTATCATAGAAAATATTTTTATTATTTTCAATAGCTATGTTTATTTGTTCATCAGTAATAAACACGCTTGATGCTGTGTTGAATGTACTATCATTCCATTTAAACTCCAAGCTTGGTGGGTAAATAGTGTTAGTGTCTCTTGAGAAGAAATTAAATGTATATATATAATTAGGATCAAATTCAAATGAACCAGTACCTGTAGCTGAAGCTGACATACTGTTCATAATAATGAATCCATTGTTATTAATAACACTTCCTGTCCACCAACCTACAAATCTAGTAACATCAACATTAATATCTTTAGTTGAAAAATAATTAAATGATTGAGTAACAGAAGATGTATACCAGTTAGCACCACCATTTGCTGGTAAGTAATAAGATGAAGTTACGCCTGTTGGTAAGCCTGTTGTTGTCCAAATATTTGTTTGGTTTGAGTTTCTATACCTCCAACTAGCACCATCTGTTGTAACAGGTACATTTGAAAATCTACCTGTACCCATGTCCCAACTTTCATAGATTGGGTGTACTTCTATATTAAAGTTAGTTGGAATACTCTCAACATGAGCATTATATAGTTTTAAAGAGGCTGTGAAATTTGCTCCTGATTTGGAAATAGCGTCAGCTATATCAGAGTTATCAAATTTAATTAAGACACGACTAACTGATGAAGATGCATATAGGTTAGACTCATTCTTAGATAAGTCTAATATAGAGTCTAACCCAGCATTTAAAGTATTATACTCTGAGTATATTGTTGTGTCCTGTGAAGGAAATATTTTGTAAACACCCATTTATATTAGTATTATTCTAGTATAAATATGGGATAATCACAGAGATTAAGCTAATAAATGATGATATTCTTTAAAGTGCTTAATACGATCAGCTAAACCAATAGTACCACCATTAACACGTTTAGTAATTTTCGTTACAACTGCGTCAGTAGCGCCTTCATCAGCCATTTTATGTAAGCCATTTTTATTAAAGAACCAAGCAGCTGATAATAAAGCATATTTGTCTGCTACTGATGTTGGATCTTTTGTTAGATCTTCATTGATAGATTTACCAAATGCTGTATAGTTATCTTTACCTGTTAATTGGATGTAACCACGACCACAGAATTTAGCGCCATCGCCTGATGATTCAGGGCCATTACCCATTCTATTACCATACACTTTGTTGGCAATTTTTTCAGGTTGTCTAGCGTACGGTGCGGCAGCTGCTTCTGTTGGGAAATATTTTTTAAATGTATTTGCTAAACCTTTAGCACTGTAGTTTAAGTTTTCTTTAGTTAGTCTGAATCCGCCTGATTCATGACCACATTGAGCTAAAAAGTGAGCTAAACGTAGTGGAGTGTTGATTTGGAATTTTTCCATTACTCCTGGGATTTGGGCGATTACTTTGTCAGGAACATGTCCTTTTAATTTGTCTAAATTCATATTTTAATTTTTAGTAAGTTACTACTCTACCATAAATATCAGTGTCAGGATATCTTACCTCAAAAATCATTGGATCAATTGATGGATATACAACACCTTGTTTTGTAGCTGATTTAATATCATATCCGTAAGGAGAATAATTACCTCCTACCAAGTTACTTATATCAACTTTAATTACTGATTGTACTCCTTGTACAGCACCAATTAAATTATAAATGTCAGAATAAATAACTGGTTGGTTTATTTGCCATTTAGATATATCAAAATAATCTTTTAAAACATTAATACATTTAGTTAATATTTCTTGTGAGTTATAAGCTGGTAATACAGTTATATCAAAATTAACTTTAATATTAGCGTAGTAAGCATCTTTAATAATAACAGCGTCACTCATCATCTTATTATATGATAAGTATGTTTTTAAATTCTGTTTCATAGCATTAGACGCTCTAGTTAGTTTACCATCTAAATTAGTTGATAAAATATAAACTGAAAGTGCTAATGGATTACTTGTGATAAAATTTTGTCTATCTGTATCATTAGTTACTAAATAATCTTGTGCTACATAAGCTTTGCTTACATAACCATATTTAGAAGGTAAAGATAAAGTACGAACTAAATAGTCAGCTTTAGTTACGTTTCTATTTTGTGTTGGAAAGTTAGCTAAAGTTTGTAAACGAATTTCTTCAATTGATTCACCAGGACCACCACCTGATGAAGGTTGTGGATTGTTAAAACGAACTGAATCTCTAACTATGGTAACTATAGATGAATTTAAATTATATGAATTGATATCAGTCTCTACAGTTTGATTTAATCCAATATCATTCACTGGTAGGTTAGTTTCAATACCACCACCTACTAAGTAGGTTACTGTTAAAGTAGTATTTGAAGGAGCAATACCATATTCATTAGTGTACATGAAGTTAGATGGATCATAAGCCATAAACATTTTATCAACTCCATCCACTAAACCTAAACCAACATTATCTGGGTTTGGAATAATTACTTCATCTGGTGATGATGTAACTCCACTACCAAATTCTAATTGTAAAGTATTATCATCAGAGAAACGAGTGACAAAACGTCTATCTACTTTTTTAAGACGTAATAAGAAACGAGCACTATCATCATCATTATAGTAGTTAGGTTCATTTACAGGTAAGTTAAGCGACTCATCAAATATTGTATCTTGAGCTAAATACGGTACCTCATACCAAGTATTATTATCACTATCTGTTATTTGCATTACCTCAATAATATTATTATCAACTATCTCAACAGTTGGAAATTGTTCAGGATTACCAAAAGCAAATGTAGTTGTTTTGATTTGTCCAGATACAGCTTCAACTTGTTTTTTAACTAAGTAATATTGTATATTTGAAGTACCTGTAAAAAATTGATATGGCGTGACAGTTGTTGGATCAAATGAAGATGAGAATCCAAAATCAACTAAATCTTGAGTTATAAATGTAATATTAGGTTTAGATATAGAACTAATAGAAGAATTTTTTTGTACTTTTAAAGCATATCTCCAATCAGGTCTATAATTAGGTGCTCCTGTTGATGGTAATAATTGAAATATATCTAGAAAAACAGAAGCGGTTTTTGTTACTTTAGGTCTATAACCTAAAGCATAAGCTAAAGCAATAATGTTTTTTCTCTCTTGAGCGTATAATAATAATGATTCTTGTAACTGATTATCAGCATAGAATGATAATACATCACCTACATAAGCAGCCATTTCGATGAACATATTACCTGGAGCAGATGGACTGAAGTCCATATAACTGTTCTTGAAGTATGTTCTAGCATAATTGATTAAGTCCTGTTTTAAGGTACTAAAATCTTTATCATAATATTTTATATCAGGTACGTTTGCCATTATTGTTTGCTTAATTCAGTTGTTGACACATTTAATACTAAAGTATCATTTTGGTTATTTATTGAGTAATCTAAAATTATATTCACAGCGTTTCTATCTGAGAATTTCTTGATAATTAGATTATTGATTATAATATTAGGTACATAAGCTATAATTTCTTGTTCTAGTCTAGCAGCTACACTATCGAATGATGTATCTGGTTCAAATAGGGATGCTCTTAAATCTCCTCCAAATGTTGGATCAAAAAATCGTTCACCTTTATTTGTTAATATATAATTAACTAGGTTAGATTTAACTTGTTCTTTAGTTGTAGTTGTATTGTAAAAAATAGCGTCATCATTGTTAAATAAAACACTGATGCCTATTCCTTTAGGTTGACCTATGTCTTGAGGATTAAGGCGATATGTTGGTCTGTTTAGCATTATATTTGTCCTTCTTGTTTCATTTTAGCCATTATACCAGTAAAGTCAGGTACAGCGTCTATTCTAACAGCGTTGATATCTCCCGCGGGTCTAGTATTAGCAAACATTTCGTTCACACTATTTACTACTACAGGCTCAGCGCCCATCATATGACCTCCAAAACCCATAGCGTTACTTGAATTCATATCAGCAACAGAGCGCCATTCACCACTATTAGCAGTTTCATTTAATATATCATTTAAGATATTGTTATTAGTGAATGCTGCAGGTTTTGATGGCTGTGTAGGTTTGGCAGGTCTTATAGATTCAACCATAGAATTCTTGACAGTTGTTTTATTGGTCTCTGCCACAACTGGCTTAGGGGCTGG